TCAGCAATTCCGCCCTAAAAAGTAGCCTTTAATAATTATAACACGAATTGTTATAATTGCAAGGGGAAGCTGAAAATGGCGAAACCATCGAATTCAAACGAAAGGAACCTTTTTACAGACATTGATCTTCAAATTATGCTATGTAACGAAAAGATCAAGAATCATCGAAGATCTATCGAAAAAGTGAAAAAAATGTGTGGCTGGTACGGCCCTTCTGGCGTTGGTGGGATTGACTATTCGAAGGAATCTTTCCCTTCGACACATATTTCATTCGCCGAAGGCCTGGAAATGATCGACCGTGACACGGAAAAGATAAACCAGCTTACGGAAGAACGAAAAGATCTTCGCCGAACCATGCGACGCGTGAAAAAAATCTATGCCGGACTTTCCGGAATGGAAGCACAAGTTTACTATTGCCGCGTGATTCAGAAAAAAACACAAGCGGCCGCCGCGGACGAAATCGGACTTTCTGTTCGCCAGTTCCAGAGGATCGAAAGCGATATGAAGGACAAAGGGCTGATTTGAAAATGAAAATTTTTTGAAACGAAAATTTTTTCACTTTTTGAAACGTTGATTTTTCAAGAAATCCACATTTTACAAGGATTTACGCGAAAATTACATGTCGTGTTTTATGTCGTGTTTTTGTCGTGAAATATGTCGTGGAAATGTCGTGTCAATCCGTGTTAATATATTAGCGTTGATAAGTGAATCAAAAATTCCTTGAAAGGCGTCGCCAGAAATGGCGGCGCTTTTTGCGTACATAAAAAGGGGGTGGCCCGATGAATACGGTCGAACCGATCAGGGACATGGATCTTGTGATGGATTTGGCCGAATACCTAAAATCGAATAATGAACGTGATTATGTTCTTTTCATGTTTGGCATTTATACCGGGCTTAGAATTTCGGATATTTTGAAATTCCGAATTCGTGACGTCCGGGAAAAAGACGCTGTTTATATCAGGGAGAAAAAAACCGGGAAGGAAAAAAGATTCCCGATAAATTCCGAACTGAAACCTATTATCGAAGAATATATCGCCGGTAAAAGAGATTATGAATATCTATTCAAATCGCCACGATACCCGAATAAGCCTATCACCAGACAGCAAGCGTATAACGTACTGACTGACGCGGCGAAGGTGTTCGGCCTGGAAGCAATAGGCACGCACACACTACGAAAGACATTCGGCTATCACATGTACCAGCAGACACACGACGCGGTTACACTGATGGAGATATTCAACCACGCAGACATAAGCGTCACCCTTCGATACATTGGTATCAACCAGGACAACAAAGATAAGCTGATTAAGAGCCTGACCTTTAAGCATGGCAAGGGCAAGAGATAGCACACACAAGAAGCCTTCCTATCCACTCGGATAATCGGAAGACTTCTTTCTTTTTGCTCTTTACTTGACACAACGGGGCGCTGACAAGTGAAGTGTGTTCGTTTTCGTTGCGTTTAATAGAAAGGAAAGGCGCACAAGCGACTTGACACAATTACAAGATATGTCAAGAGAAGGGGACGACAAGGCACCCGGCCAGGACGTGAAAATCATCGTGGAATTTTTCCCCGAACTTTCGTAGGTTCTTCCGGCGACCGAATCGGCCCCGCGGGTAAGCGAAGCCCAAAATCTTCCTAGATACAGACAAAAAATAACAGAAGTTGCCGTTACCGATTTGACCGGAAAGGGGGCGAGGATATGGCAAAAGCAGAAACAGAATCAGCAAAAATCACGAACGTAGACAGCTTGACCGTATCGGCCGCCGTCCTGGGCGATATATTCGGCGTGTCAGACAGACGTATTCGTCAGATGGCAGAAGAAGGAATCATCGTCCGCGTGGCGAAAGGCCGGTACAACTTCCAGGAATCCGTTAAGAATTATATTTTGTCCTTGAAGCTTGCCGTTGACACAGCGAACCAGGACAATCCGGACGGAGAACTGAACATTGAAGAAGAAAAAGCACTTCACGAAAGAGTTAAGCGCCACATTTCAGAGCTTCGTCTTCAAACCATGAAGGGAGAACTTCACAAGGCCGAAGACGTCGAAAAAGTAATGACCGACATGCTGACGTCATTCAAAACAAGGGTTATGAACATTCCTTCAAAGGTTGCGCCGGTGCTGGAAAGCCGCGACGCCGGATTTATCAAAGATCGCCTGACAGCGGAAGTCACGGAAGCCTTAAACGAATTGAAAGACTACGATCCGAAGGCTTTTTATAGTGACGAATACGTCGAAGGTGAAGACGATGATTAAATCAGAGCCAGACAGAAAACGTTCGAAAGATTTAGGTATCGACTTAAAGACAATCAAATTATTTGAAAAGATAGCGAAAGCAGTAGCGCCGCCGCCTATTATGACGGTTAGCCAGTGGGCGGACGCCGAAAGAAGACTATCGGCAGAAAGTAGCGCCGAAGCCGGACGCTGGAACACAGACCGCGCACCTTACCAGCGCGAGATCTTGGACGCCGTAAACAATCCGGAATGTGAAGAAGTGGTGATTATGTCTTCCGCCCAGGTTGGAAAGACAGAACTTATCCTGAACACGATCGGATATTATATCGACTACGATCCGGCGCCGATCCTGGTCGTAAATCCGACAATCGAAATGGCCCAGACCTTTTCGAAAGACAGACTGGCGCCGATGATCCGCGACACGCCGGCACTTCGCGGCAAGGTTCGCGACGCAAAATCGAAGAATTCTGGAAACACAATCCTTCACAAACAGTTTCCGGGCGGTCATATCACTATGGCCGGGGCGAATTCGCCGGCTTCCCTGGCGTCAAGACCTATCCGAATCGCCTTAATGGACGAGATCGACCGCTATCCGGCCAGCGCTGGAACAGAAGGAAACCCGATCAAGTTAGCTGAAAAGCGAACGACGACCTTCTGGAATCGTAAAAAAATAAAGGTTTCAACGCCGACAATCAAAGGACAGAGCCAGATCGAAGCCGAATTCCTAACCGGATCACAAGAAGAATGGTGCGTTCCTTGCCCTTGTTGCGGAAAATACCAGCCTTACGAATGGGGAAGGATTCATTTTTCAGATGTGACGATGGAATGTAAATTTTGCGGCGAACATATCCCCGAAGTGGACTGGAAACAGCAAAAAGGAAAATATATTGCACAATTTCCGGACAGAAAGCGAAAAAGAAGCTTTCACCTTAACGAATTAGCGTCACCCTGGAAGCACTGGGAAGAAATTATCCGTGAATTCAGGGAAGCACAAAAGGAATTGAAGGAAAACGGTGACATTAACAAAATGAAAACCTGGATCAACACGACGCTTGGCGAAACTTGGGAAGAACGGGGCAAAAGTGCCGACGATGATTCTATCATCGGACGCCGCGAAAGATACGAAGCAGATATTCCGGACGGTGCCGTCGTTCTTACGGCCGGCGTGGACGTCCAGGACGACCGTTTCGAAATCGAGATAACCGGCTGGGGCCGCGGTTACGAATCATGGGGCATTAAGTACGATAAGATTTTCGGTGATCTGGAAAAAGAAGAAACCTGGGATCTTCTGGAAAACTATCTTGATAAAGAATTTTACTTCGCTTCCGGAAGTTCACTTCTGATCGCTTGCACTTGCATAGATACCGGCGGCCATTTCACGACACAATGTTACAAATGGCTAAAAAAAATGGAGCGAAAAAGTAAAAGGATTTACGGCGTTAAGGGTATGGGTGGCCCAGGTATTCCACTTATACACAAGTTATCCACAAACAACCAGCTAAAAGTTAAAGTTTTTATCCTGGGCGTGGATTCCGGAAAAGAAATACTTATGACGCGGCTTAATACGGTTGACGAAGGGCCGGGATATTGCCATTTTCCAATCAATGCCGACCGTGGATATAACGAAACCTACATAAAGGGACTTAACAGTGAACAACGCGTCGTTCACATAAAAGACGGGCGCCCGGTTATCAAGTGGGTAAAGAAAGCCGGCGGAATCAGAAATGAACCGCTGGATCTTCGAAACTATTCCACGGCCGCGGTCGAGATTCTACGTCCTGACTGGGGCGTCCTGGAATCGAAGGTCAAGGCCGGAATTAACTACATGAAAAGACAACCGGCGAAAAAGACCGGAAAACGAAAAACTGGCGCCTTAAACCGCGGCGTCCAGTTGTAAGGCGGTGAAATATGTTAAGCAACACACAGAAAGAACGCCTGGAACGCTATAAATCCAGGCTGAATATGTACCTGGAAGCGGAAGAAGCTGTTCTTCTTAACCAGGAATACACGATCGGGACGAAAAGCTTAAAACGTGCCGATCTTGGAACTATCCGGGCGGCTATTAAAGACCTGGAAAAACAGATTGATTTATTAGAATCAGGCGGAAAAAACAAGGCTTTCCGATTTGTTCCGCGTGATATTTAGAAAGGCGGTGGCTGAAAAGTGAATATTATCGACAAAGCGATTGAAGTTTTCAATCCGGCGGCCGCCCTGAAACGACAACAGGCACGAATGGGAATGGAACTGATCCGAACATTTCAAAATTCAGGATATGACGAATCGGGGGCTTCCAGAACAAAAAATTCAATGCGCGGCTGGTCGGCAAGATCAAAAAGTCCGCAAGAAGACATTGACAAGAATCTTCCGACACTACGCCAGCGATCAAGAAGCTTGTATATGTCGGCGCCGCTGGCCGCTTCGGCAATTAAGACAAACCGAACGAATGTAGTCGGCGAAGGATTGAAGCTGAAAAGCACGATCGACTATTCTTATCTTGGAATGACGCCGGAAGCGGCGGCAGAATGGCAACGCCAGGCGGAACGCGAATTTGAATTATGGGCGAAATCAAAGTTTTGTGACGCGATACGATCGAATAATTTTTATGAGATCCAGCAAACGGCGTTAATGTCGTGGCTTATGAACGGCGACGCTTGCGTCCTGGTAGAGTACGAACGCCCGACGAAGTTCTTTCCGTATGGGTTGCGCGTCCGTCTGATCGAATCAGATCGAGTTTCGACACCGCACACAACCGGAAACACCGTGAATTTATACGCGAAGGACTTGCGGACCGGGAACCGGATCTATAACGGCGTTGAACTTAACGACGCCGGCCAGATCGTGGCATATCATATTTGTTCGACTTATCCAAACAGCAACCTTCACACAGAAAAGAAGTGGACGCGTGTAAAAGCCTTCGGCGATAAGACGGGAATTCCGAACGTGCTAATGATTTACGAAACAGAACGCCCGGAGCAATACCGCGGCGTTCCTTATCTGGCGCCGGTTATTGATTCATTAAAACAATTAACCAGATACAGCGAAGCCGAACAAATGGCGGCTGTTATCAATGGATTCTTCACGGTGTTTATTACATCGGAATCCGGAGCGCAAGACGTAGGGTTCACCGGAGTAGTTCCGGAAGGCGAAGAAGTGACAAATGATAATGTCAGTTACGAACTGGGGCCTGGAATGGTGAACATGTTAAATCCGGGCGAAAAGGTCGAAATCGCTGACGCAAAAAGACCTTCGACGAATTTTGACGCGTTCGTGACCGCACTTTCGAAGTATATCGGTGCCGCGCTGGAAATCCCGGTCGAACTACTGACAAAGAACTTCACGTCAAGTTATTCCGCTTCACGCGCCGCCCTTCTGGAAGCTTGGAAGGCTTTTCGAATGAAAAGGGCGTGGCTTGCCGCTGATTTTTGCCAGCCGATATATGAAATTTTCCTGATCGAAGCGATTTCTTCCGGAAGATTAAAGGCGCCAGGATTCTTCCTGGATCCGATGATTAAAAAAGCATATTCCGGCGCGCAATGGAACGGCCCAGCCCAGGGAATGATTGATCCGGTCAAAGAAGTAAACGCGGCAAAAGAAAGAATATCAATCGGAATTTCGACACGACAGAAAGAAACAATCGAAATGACCGGCGGAGACTTTGAAGCAAACGTCGCCCAGCTTGCACGCGAAAACGACCTGATGAAAGAATACGGCATTTCTGGCGCGGCACCGTCCGCACCGGCTGAAAATAAAACAGAAAAGGAGAATGTTGACGATGAAGAAGGCAACGAAGAAGACAAAGTTCCTGAACATGGCGACACCAGCGCCGAAGGTCAATAAATTCTGGAACTTCACAGAACACGGAAACGACGCCGAATTACAACTTTTCGGAACGATTTCTTCGGAAGAAGACTGGTGGAGTGACGATTGTGTCACTTACAGAAATTTTATTAACGATTTGAACGCGCTGGGGCCTAAAGACAATATAAACGTATTGATCCAGTCCCAGGGCGGCGATGTATTCGCGGCAAATGCGATTTATAACGCGCTTGTGGCAAACAGCGCAAAGATTACCGCGACAATTATCGGAATTTGTGCTTCCGCCGCCACGATCATTTTACAAGCGGCAGAAACACGCAGAATCGCAAAAAACGGCGTAATTATGGCCCACAATCCAAAAGTAACGGTTTATGGAGCCTACGAAGCGGACGATTTGCGAAAGTTAGCGGAAGCAACCGACAAAGTAAAAGATTCAATCAAGGCCGTTTATCGCGATCGCCTGGGAAAAACAGACGACGAAATCGAAGAAATGATGAACGAAACGGCCTGGTATGTCGGCCAGGAAGCCGTTGACAATGGATTTTGCGACGAGGTGATCGAAGAAAACTTCACGAACGCCGCAGTCACAAACGAAGGAAGATACAGTTTCAAGAACTATGTGGAACCTATTCTTCCCGATGATGTTCGAAAAAAGGTTCAGAATCTTTCTAAAACGCCGCAGAAGGACGACGGGACTTTTTTTAATAAAACCAATCCACAGAAAGGAAATAATGACATGGGACAGAATCAGAACCAGAACACGGCGCCGGTGAAAATCGAGAACGCCGCACAGTTGCGAAGTGCTTATCCCGATATGATAAATCAGATCGTGGACGAAGCTATTCAGAACGAACGCGATCGCTTAAAAGCCATTGACGAGATCGCGAACGGAATTCCTGACGACGTTTTGAAAAAGGCAAAGTATGACGAACCGCTTTCCGCCGCTGATCTTGCGCTGGCACAGATGAAAGCAAACAACGCCGCCGGAGCGCAGACAATGACAAATGTTGTTGACGATCTGACAAAATCCGGATCCGGAGAGGTTGGAGCAGTTCCGAACGTTGGAAATGACGCTGGACAGCAGACACCGGAGCAAAAGGAAGCCAAAGTTCGCGGATTTGCAAACGCGTTAAAGGGCGACAAGAGAAGAAAGGAGAAATAAATCATGGGATTATATGAAAAAGTCGGCGAATTTACGCCGGATTCACTTTTTGCGTCACCTGACTACCCGGTTTTGAAAGAAGGAATCGGCCTGAAAAAAGGTCAGGGCGTATTGAAACGCGGATCCCTTATCGTGAAGGGATCTGACAAACACGCTTATCTTGCCGGAACAACCGTTTCTTCCGTTACTTTGAAGGTGTTCGGAATCCTTACGGACGACGTAGACACCGGATCAGAGGATAAAAACGAGAACGTACCGGCTACGTGCTACATTACCGGACATTTCAACCGCGGCGCGGTGATTGTTAAGTCCGAAGCAACTATTGACACATACGAAGACGATATGAAGGGCGTCGGAATGTACCTTCGTAACGTCCAGAAATACGAGTAAACAAGGGGGTATTAAATCATGTCTGATTACACAACACGCGAAATGATGGAAGCGTTCGACCAGACGCCGCCCGTCAAAACCTTCTTACAGAAGACTTTCTTCCCGACAGAGGAAACGCATGTTTCCGAAAAGGTTGAATTTGATGTAAGAAAGGGAAAAAGAATCATGGCGCCGCTTGTAAGTCCTAGAATGGGCGGAAAGGTTATCACACGCCAGGGATTCAGAACAAACCAGTTCACCACACCGAAGATTGCACCTGAAAGACCTATGACAATCGACGACATTACACAGCGTGCGATCGGAGAGAACATTTACAGCCAGAGAACACCAGAGGAAAGAGAAGACGAACTTCTGGCGAAGGACTGGACGGATCTTGAAGAATCAATCGCACGAAGAAAAGAGTGGATGTGCCGCCAGATCCTTTTTGAAGGAAAAATCGACGTTGAGGACGAGGAAGAAGGACTTGACGTTCAGATCGACTTCGGATTCTCAAATATCACCTATCTGGGAGCTGACGCGAAGTGGTCACTTGCCAGCGTGGATCCTTTGAAGGTACTTCGCGAGATCAGAAGAAAGATTATCAAGGCGACCGGAAAGGCCCCTGATATTGCGATCTTCGCGTCTGACGCAATCGAGGACTTCGTAAATAACCCTTATGTCATGAAGGCCATGAATGTTCTTAACATGAAGAATGTTGTTATTGAGCCGCGTGTGGTAGATCCGGCGCTTACCTTCTACGGAAGAATCGCAGAACTGGATCTTGACATTTACACTTACGACGAGTGGTTCTTAAACGATGAGGGCGACGAGGAAGCAATGATCCCGGCCGGAACTGTTCTGATCGGACATTCCGACGGCGAAGGACAGGTTGAGTATGGATCTGTTACCCAGATGGAAGATAAGAAATTCGTCACTTACGAAGGAAAACTTGTTCCGAAGGAGTACGCAGACGAGAAGAACGAAGTTAAGATGTTACGTCTTACTTCTCGTCCACTTCCTAGACCTTACGACGTTGATTCCTGGGCGATTATCTACGTTGACGGCACAAAAGCAGAGTAGGGGGCGATTATATGGCATACAGAACAAAAATCGAGGTAAGAACCGGCGGCAAGAAATACCTTCCTGGAACAATCCTTCCGGAAGATATTTCACCGCTCGATCTTGCGTTCCTTAAAAGAAAAAAATTCGTTGAGGTTGTAGACGCTGATCCGCTGGCAACGCTTGCGGCGGAAGATTCCGACGAAGATCCGGACAATGACGGATTCACAGACGGGTTCGGCGGTGTAGACAGCCTGAAAAGCGCTGACGAGATCATGAAGCTTCGCTCAAAGGCCGACGTTGCACAATACGCGGCTTCTATCGGGCTTGATCTTGGCGAAGATTACAAAGACAAGGCCCTGGACGATCTGAAAGAAACAGTTATCAATTTTCAGGAAGAAATGGAAGCTGGTTCTGACGACGGATCCAACAAGTAATGAAAAGCTTCAAAGAACAGCTTGAAAAAGATTTTGAAACCACATTCTTCAATACGGACGAATTCGCGGAAATTCACGAATTGCAAGGAAATGAAGTTCCGGTCGTAGTTGATAACGACATAATTATCACGCTTTCACTTGGAAAACATGCAGACGCCGACGGAATATTCACCGACGATAAAATGATTTTCGTACAAAAAAAATACCTGGAATTTGAACCGGTGGCCGGTCAACACTTATCCTTCGACGGAGAGATCTACCCGATCAAAACTGTTAATGAAGATATGGGCGGCTATACGATCATTCTATCAGGTAACGAAGATTGATCGTTTCGGAAATAAAGGTTTCCGGCATTGAAGACGTTGAAAAACGCTTGGGAAACATGAAAAAGAACGCCCCGACGGTTGTTTCCAGGGCAATCAATAGGGCGATTCAGAACGTAAAGAAGAATATGGGAAAAGAAACGTCGGAAAGGTATTTTATCACGTCCGGCGAAGTGAAAAAGACTGTCAATGTCACAAAAGCCACAAAGTCACGGCTTCAAGCCGCGGCAATTTCGCAAGGTGCCGGAATTGCCTTGTCAAAATTCAAGGTAAATCCAAAAACACCGGTTCGATACCGCGGGGCGTCCAGATCGCCGAAGGTATATCGTGCCGGTGTTAAGAAGGCCGGCGGCGTAAAGCCGCTGGACGGAACCCCGAAGTCTTTCGTTGCTGTTATGAAATCCGGACACGTCGGCGTTTTTTCCAGAACGTCCGCGAAAAGCCTTCCGATCAAACAGCTATACGGCCCGTCTGTTCCGCAGATGGTGAAGAATGAAGACATTATGGATAAGATCAACCGCGACGCAAACGAAACGCTTCAAAAACGAATTGACGCGGAGATCAACAACCTTTTGCGAAGGGGGTAAGACATGCAGACAGATATTTTTTTACAGAAGACACTTGTTGAAGTTGTGAAAGAAGAACTGAAAGGATATGTCACGTTAAACAATGGCGAAATGGTAGAATTCAACGTCTATCCGCAGAATTTACCAGCAAAGCAAGGGAAGAATGACAAAGACCACTTTCCTTACGTGTTGGTGTGCCTGGACGAAGAAACGATCGCTGGGGAAGATTCAAACAATATTTGTTCAATCTATTTTCTGGTTGGAATCCAGGATCAGAACCCGAACCGCCAGGGACATTTTGACGTTGCGAATGTCTTAAATAAATTACAAGACAGATTCCTGAAAGATCGTCTGATAGATCAGCGATACAGAATCCAGTTCCCGATCACAAAGAAGTTCCAGGAAGAAGACACCTGGCCGAAGTTTATCGGCGGAATGTCTACTTTATGGGACGTTAGTAAAATGGAAATGAGGGAAACCGAATATGACTAGGAAAGAAAATAAAAAGGTCATGTATTTAGGGCCTACAATTCGCGGCGTCGTTAAAAACGGCGCTGTTTTTGAAGGTGGAATTCCGAAGAATCTTGAAAAGATCGCCGGAAAGAAGCCTATCATTCAGAATTTGATCGTTCCACTTGAAAACATTGTGGACGTTTCGAAGAATATCCGCGTCGAAGGAACAGCGGAAGCGATCGCCTTCGATAAAATCGCAGAGATCAGCGAAGCGGAAGTAAAAGAGTTTACGGAAGGAGAGTAAAAAGCTATGTCTAATTACAAACATGGTATCAGGACAAGCCGCCAGGCTACACAGTTAGCCACACCGGTAACGTCCGACGGCTGTTTACAGTGTATCATCGGAACGGCACCGGTCAACCTTGCCGCCGATCCTTACGACACAGTGAATAAGCCTTTCGTCGCATACAAGAAGGCGGACGCGATTTCCGCCCTGGGATATAGCGACGATTTCGAGAATTACACATTATGTCAGAGTGTTTACGCGACATTCGACGTCTTCGGAGTTGCCCCGATCGTGCTTATTAACGTTCTGGATCCGAAGAAGCATGTATCAGCGGAGCTTTCAAAGACATTCGACGTCGTAGGCGGAACAGCAAAGGTTACAGAAACCGGAATCCTTATGGATAAGCTTTCCGTATCTGACGAAACCGGCGGAACAAGCTACAAAGCAGACGAAGACTATATCGCTTCTTTCAATTCAGACGGTACAGTTTCAATCGCAATCGTAGCAACCGGAGCCGCAAAGAGCGCGAAGAAAGTAAAAGTGACTTACGTTCAGATCGATCCTTCGAAGGTCACATATCAGGACGTGATCGGAAGCTATGACGTTTCTTCAAAGAAGAAAACTGGAATGGAACTGATCGGAAACGTTTATCCGAAATACGGAATCGTTCCTTCTTTACTTCTGGCGCCTGGCTGGTCACACATTCCGGCGGTAAATCTTGCGCTTAACGCAAAAGCGAACCTGATTTCTTCCCTTTTCACAGCGAAGGTCGTGTCAGATATTGACACAGACACAGAAAAGGCAGAATCAGCGGACGAAGTAAAGGAATTCAAGGATAAGTCCGGATATTCCGACAGAAACACAATTCCGACATGGCCGCTTGTTGGCGTCGGCGATTATGTTTATTACTTTTCCGCCCAGCTTGCGGCAAGCTTACAGTATTTAGCCGCAAACAACAGCGGCGTTCCTTCAAGAAGTCCTTCAAATAAGGATCTTAAAATCACCGGAACCTACAACAAGGCCGGCGATGAAATTATCCTGGATATGGACGAAGCGAACGATTATTGTAATGCTTGCGGCGTAGTTACCGCGATCAATATGAACGGCTGGAAAGCTTGGGGAAATAATACCGCGGCTTACCCGTCTTCAACAGATCCGATCGACAGATGGATCAACATTGTAACTATTTTCGATTACATCGAAAACAACTTCAAACTTTCATTCTTCCAGAACGTGGACGATCTGACAAATTACAGACTGATTGACGAAGTAGTTTCCGGATTCAACATTCAGTTGAACGGCCTTCAGGGATCCGACGATATAGCCGGCGGCGAAATCGTATTCGATCACGAAGAAAATCCGATCGCGAATATCCTGGGCGGACACATTAAGTTCCATACAAGAATCGGCGGCTATGTACCGGCGGAAGACATCGAAAACGTATTTGAATTCGATCCTACCATTACCCAGGCCGCACTTGAAGGGGGTGCTGAATAATGGGATATAAAATTCCTACCGTGTTAAACAACTTTAACACATACGGATCCGGTCATAAGTACGTCGGAGTTTCAAGCGAAGTTTCGCTTCCTAGTTTCGAGTACATGACGGAAACGATCGACGGCGCCGGAATCGGCGGCGAGATCGAAGAAGCTATCGAAGGAAGCTTCGGATCACTGGAAACAGAAACAACATTTCAGAACATTAGTAGAGAAATGTTTGATTTCATTACACAGACTGGAAATGTCACATATCGCGGATCTATGCAAGTGCTGAACACAGCAACACAGACAAACGATTTTGAAGGCCTGGTCGTAACAACAAAAGGAAAGGTGAAGTCGTTCGAACTTGGAAGCCTGAAAAAAGGCGGCAAGGGAGAACCGAAAGTCGTTCGTGAAATTACTTACTGTAAAATTCAGATCGGCGGAACGACCGTCCTTGAACTTGATAAATATAATCTGATCTGGAAACTTAACGGCGTTGACCGTTTACAGAAAGTAAGATCCCAGATCTAAGAAAGTGAGGAAATAAGCACATGAGCAAAGAAGATAATTACGAAGTAACAGCAAGGGAAGACGTGACCGCGGATATTCCGGTCGCAAACGTACCGGAAGGGGCGGAAAACGCCCTTCTTCCGAAGAAAGAGAGCGAAGACGACGATCTGATCGTGAAGTTCAGAAAACCTTTCGATTTTGAAGGCGAAATTTATGAAAAACTTGACCTTCACGCCCTGGAAGACATTCGCGGCCGTGACCTTACGGCTATTGAAAAAGCTTTCAATAAGACGGGAATTTCCAGCTTTATGCCGGAAACAACAACGACTTACGCGAAGATCGTAGCCACGAAGGTAACTGGTTTACCGGCCGAATTCTTCGAAGATCTTCCGGCTTACGAGATCGAAAAGATCAAAAATGTCGTGACAGGTTTTTTCTACAAAGACGAATAAGACATGATTCCGGCCAGGATATACAGAAAACCAGCGTATATCTTGCGATGGCTACACATACCGGTATTGATTTTTTCACAGATCTTCCGATTGATGAATTCATCGACGTAGCGAAGGAAGTGAACGATATTGGCAAGCAAAACAAAGTATGAATTAGCGCTTGAGATTGGCGGAAAGATTCAAAGTTCACTTGAAAAAAGTGTCGGCGGAGTTAATAAAAAGCTGGATTCTATCGGGAAAGCCGCAAAGACAGCCGCGAAGATAGCAACAGCCGCCTTCGCGGCCGTTAAGGTCGGCGATTTCGTAAAAGACGCGGTAAGCACATATTCGGATTTCAACCAGGCAATGGCGAACACGTCCGCGATCGCCGGGGCGAATGAAGAACAAATGAAAAAGCTGGAAAACGCCGCGCTGGAAATGGGAAAGAAGACGACAAAGACGGCGACGGAAGCTTCGGAAGCGCTTGGATATATGGCGCTTGCCGGGTGGGACGTCGATACTTCGATTGCTTCCCTGGAACCGGTTCTTCGACTTTCAGAAGCTACACAAATGGATCTGGCGACATGCTCGGATCTTGTCACCGACTCAATGAGTGCGTTAGGCCTGACGGCGGATCAGTTGACGGACTATCTGAACGTTACATGTCAGGCGAATAATAAGTCTAACACCACGGCCCAGGCTTTAATGGAAGCTATGATCGGGTGCGGTGGTGCCGCAAAGTCGGCCGGAATGGACTATAAACAAACGGCCGCCGCGCTGGGAATCTTGGCGAACAATGGTGTCAAGGGCGCCGAAGCTGGAACAGCGTTGAATTCAATGTTAGTCCGTATGACGACGAAGGACGTAGCGCAAAAAGCGTTTAAGGAACTGGGTGTTTCGATATACGATAGTTCCGGTCAAATGCGAAATATGCAAGATATTCTTGTTGAATTAAACGGCGCAATGTCCGGACTTACCCAGGAACAGAAAAACAACTACATGTCGGCTATTGCCGGCACAAACTACTATACACAGTTTGGATATTTACTGGAAGGCGTAAAAGAAGGGGCAGACGGCGCGGCTTCGACGTGGACGTCATTAACAGAAGCCTTCGACAATTCGGACGGCGCGCTTATGAATATGGCGAACCAGATGAACGATACACTTCCGGCGGCTATGGCGATATTTAATTCGGCCGTAGACGACGCAAAGATCCGATTGTGTCAGGTGTTCGCACCTATGGCAAAAGACGCCATAAAAGGCGTTGCCGACGCGCTTCCTTCGATTACTGATAAAGTGGTCGGAGTAGTCCAGAGTTTATATGATAAAGCAGTTCCGGCGGCGGAAGATTTCGCAAAGAAAGCACAAGCGGCCTTTGAAAAGGTGAAACCGGTTCTGGACGACATACGAACAAAAGCGACTGACGCGTTTACATTTCTGGCAGAAACCGGAAAGACGGCCTTCCAGAATATCAAAACAGCAATCGAAACCAACAAACCGGCGATTGATAAGGTGATCGCGGTCGCGCTCGACCTGAAAGACAAGTTATTCCAGGCATTTAACGCGGCGAAACCGGCAATCACTTTTATAGCGACAACGGCCATTCCGGCGGTTGTAAATGCTATTATGAAAATCATCGGCGCGGCGGCGACGGTTTACCAGAAGTTAAACCAGTGGGGACTTCTGAAACCTATTATTATAGGCATTGCCGGGGCTATTGCGGCCATGAAAATGGTAAAATTCGCAAAAGATACAATCCAGGCAGTAACAGCAACAAAAGCACTTGTAACCGTGTTTCTTGCACAGAAAAAGGCAATGCTGGCAAATATAGCCGCAAAAGCGAAAGATCTTGCAGAAACGGCGGCCATCCATGCACTGTATATCAAAGACGCTATTGTCAAGGGAGCCAGCACAGCGGCAACCTGGGCGCAGACGGCGGCAATGACGGCATGGAACGCGATTTGTGCAGTCGGAACGGCTGTCACAACAGCACTAGGCGCGGCTTTTGCCTTCCTTACAAGCCCGATCGGCCTTGTTATTATCGCCATTACGGCGGTGATTGCGATTGGCGTTCTGTTATACAAAAACTGGGACACTGTAAAGGAAAAAGCTTCGCAACTTGGCGACTGGATCGTCAATGTATTTAACAATTTCAAGGAAAAATGTTCACAATATATCCAGGAATTCGCGAATAAATTCCCGGAAGCATTCGCTTTCATTTCGTCCGTATTTGAAAGTTTCAAGCAGACGGCGACAAATATTTTCGGTGGAATCAAGACATTTTTCCAGGGAATCATTCAGTTTTTTACCGGCGTTTTCACTGGCGACTGGTCGAAAGCACTTGAAGGATTGAAAAATATCTTTTCTGGCGCATTTAAGGCCCTTTCGTCGCTGGCGCTTGCACCACTTAACGCCCTGAAAGGGGTTGTGACCGGTGCGTTTAATGCGATAGACGTAGCAACGGGCGGAAAACTGACAGCAATAAAAAATAAGGTCAAAGACGCATTTTCAAAGGTGAAGGAAACCGCCGGAAATATCATGTCGGCGGCGAAAGATACGATCAGCGAAAAACTGAACAATATCAAATCAGCCTACGAAGAAAACGGCGGTGGAATCAGGGGCGTAGCCGCGGCCGCTATGGAAGGTGTAAAAGGCTATTACACGGCCGGATATTCTTTCATAAATAATTTGACCGGCGGAAAGCTTGAAGAAGTTCGTTCGAAATTTTCTGAAAAAATGTCGTCGATCGGATCCAATGTTTTAACCGCATTTTCGAACGTGAAATCTACGATCGGAAACGCAATGTCCCAGGCGGCTTCGAACGCAAGCGCACACCTAGAAACCATGAAGTCGGCATATACAAACGCCGGCGGTGGAATCAAGGGCATAATGGCCGGAACAATGGCCGGAGTGCAAAGCATAACTTCAAGCGCCCTATCAACTATTAACACCGTAACCGGCGGCGGACTGGATAGCATGAAAGCCGCATACACAAACGCCGGCGGCGGAATCAAAGGTATTGTTTCCGGAACAATGGCCGGAATACAGACCACAACTTCGACTGTAATGTCGGCGATCAACACGGCGACCGGTGGAAAACTGGAACAGCTAAAAAATAGCTTTTCCGAAAAACTGGAAGGTGCAAGGTCAGCGGCACTATCGAAGTTTGAATCAATCAAAAGCGGAATTTCCGAAAAACTGGAAGGCGCGAAAAGCACTGTCAGAAGTGGTTTAAGCGCGATCAGCGGCTTTTTCTCAAACGTGAAGCTGTCACTTCCACACATTAAGATTCCGCATTTCAATATTTCCGGCGGTCAAGCGCCGTGGGGAATTGCCGGAAAAGGAACAGCACCGAAGATTTCGGTTGACTGGTACAAGAACGGCGGTATTTTAACCGGCCCGACAATATTCGGAGCGAACGGAAATTCGCTTCTGGGTGGCGGAGAAGCCGGCAAGGAAGCAGTCCTTCCATTGTCTGAATTATGGTCGAACATGAAAACGGTTGTCGCCGGAGTAATGGGAAGCCAACCGAACGCGGCAACAGAAGCCTATAAACAAGCGTCAGAACTTGCAGACGGTAACAGCCAGCCGCAGACACAGACTGATTCCGTAACAAAGGAGCTTTATAACAACATAACAACAAATAACACCGTGAACAAATCAAGCGAAAAGAATTCTTCGGATAATTCTTCGAAGATCGTTTATCAGCCGCAGATCATTATTCAGGGCAACGCAAGCAAGGAAGACGTACAATCCGCGCTTGATATGTCCCAGGAGAAATTTAACGCCATGATGGCAGAATATGAACGGCAGAATAGACGTGTTTCTTTCGCGTAAGAAAGGGGGCTTAATGTGTGGACGAAAACAGATATTACACAACCGTTCAAGGTGACATGTGGGATTCTATCGCCTATCAGTTTTACGGCGACACGAAATACATAGGCCTTCTTTTTGAGAACAACCAGGATCTACTTGATATTTTTGTCTTTTCGGCCGGAACGAAGGTATATATTCCGGAACTTCCGGATGAAGAAGACGAAGATATTCCGGAATGGAGATTGTAAGTCATGAAAGCGCGTCAGGCGTCCGTTGTAGTCAAATACAACGATAAAGACATTACGAAAACCATAACGGACTACATAGAAGGTTTTTCTTATGTTGACAACGCCAGCGGATCGGCCGACACGGTGACTTTGAAGCTTAACAACAGAAGCGGAAAGTGGTCGGGAAGCTGGATCCCCGTTCAGGGGGATTCCGTTAAAACAATAATTAAATTAACAAACTGGAACAAAGAAGGCGACAACCGGAAGTTCGATTGTGGATATTTTCTGATCGACGATTTGAGTTTTTCGGGGCCGCCTTCGATTGCTTCAATCGGCGGAATATCAACGCCGATCAATACTGACTTTAATGTCACGAAAAAAAGTAAGACCTGGAAGAAAACATCGGTCAAAGGGATTCTTTCTTCGATCGCTTCTTCCGCAAAGATCGGACTGTATTTTTCCGGCCAGGACTATCCGATCGACGAACTGGAACAGTCAGACAAAGAAGACGTGAATTTTGCGTTCGAACTTTGCAGTTCCTACAACCTGGCTATGAAACTTTATAACAAGAAGATTGTCACATTCGATCAGACAGAATATGAAAAGAAACCGGCCAGCTTTACGTTGAAAAAAGAAAATTGCGAAAGCTGGTCGTTTACTTACAGTCTTACACGAATGTATGACGGCGTTTCGATTTCCTATACTGATTCAAAGAAGAACCAGACATTGAAATATAAATTCATGTTAAAGAATGGAAGCCGAATTCTGAAACTGAATGAAACCGCGGAAAGCCTACAAGACGCAGAGATCAAAGCAAAATCGAAGCTACTTGAACATAACAGAAAGTGCCAGACGGCAAATTTGAAAGTGAAAGGCGACACGAAATACATATCCAGTAAGTGCATGAAGCTTGAAGGCTTCGGAAAACTTGACGGAAAATATTATATCGACACGGTATCACACAGCAAGGACGCCGGAAACGGCTATTATTGCACGCTGGAAGCCCACCTTTGCATTATTGTTAAAGGCGTAACCGTTGCGACGGTTCTTTCGGGCGATACAGTCAAAAAAGCGGCTTCTTCTTCAACGGCCGGAAAGAAATACACGATTGTTTCCGGCGATACATTGTGGAGAATCAGCACGAAGTTTCTTGGATCTGGTGCAAAGTATATGCAGATATACAACGCGAATTCCGGAACCATAGAATCGACCGCGAAGTCACATGGAAAATCTTCTTCAAGCAACGGACACTGGATTTATCCAGGAACTACATTAACAATTCCAGGATAGGGGGCGAAAACGTATGTCTGATATTATCAGAGTGGGTTATATTTCAAATGTTAATTACGCAGAAGGAACGGCCCAGGTGGTTTATAAAGACCGCGATAACGCGGTTTCGCCTTACCTTCCTTTTGCTTCTAACGAATACGATCCGCCGGAAACGGACACGCTTGTTTACGTCGTCCACCTTCCAAACGGTGGCACGCGCGGAATGATCCTTGTTCCGCCGTACACGAAAGGGAACCGTCCGCCAGAAGGAAAAAAAGGAATCTGGCGAAAGGATTTCGGCGACGGAAGTTATATCCGGTACGATAAAGAATCGAAACGGCTTGACATTGTGAGCGATTCCGTTCACATGGAATACCTTTCGGTTTCCGGAAATCTTTCGGTTTCCGGATCCATAAACGCCGGATCCATAACCACGGGCGGAAACGTCCATATTAAAGGGAATCTGACGGTTGACGGAAGTTATCCGAAGTAAGGCGGTGATTATATATGATCGGCTATTTAGGGGATATTATCTTCGAAACTAGCGATAAAAAGATTTGTAACTTTAAGGGATTGAAGCGTTCTATTTCCGCGAATTATTCTGAACATAAGCGCTATAAAAAGAAAAGCCAGCGCGAATTTGAAGGCGCGGAAAATCAGGGCGTTTCGTTTGAAATGAATATCAGAGCCGGACACGGGGTAAAACCTAAAAAAATGATGGATAAAGTAATAAAACATTGCCAGAACGGCGACGTTCTTCCGTTCATGATCGGCGGCCACAGAGTAGGCGGCGGAAAGTGGACGATTGACAGCGTGGACGCCACATATAACGAAGTGTGGAACCGTGGCGAACTTGTTTCTGTCAGTTTATCCATAACGGCGACAGAATATTATTAAGGCGGTGCCTATGATTAAAATAGACGGCGTGCAGATTGTGATTAACAGCGTGTACGAAAGAGGGCTTCGCCAGGAACTACTTGACAAGGCGTTCTTTCTGCTATCGTGCATAAAGGGAACAATCCCGATGAACCGGAATATCGGACTTGATCCGGATATTATTTCACAGCCTGACACAATAGCAAGAAATTTATACACGGTAAGCGCTATTGAATTGATTGAAGAATTCGAAGACCGCCTTTCCGTGGAAGAAGTCCAGTTTGAATCCGGAGATTCCGGAAATATGATTCCGAAGGTGGTGCTATCATACAATGGCGAATGACATTCAAAAATTATATAGTCTTCCGGATATATCGTTCGTTTCTGACGTTGCACCGGATTTTGACGCAGTTCTTCAAAGACTTGTTTCTGATTACGAAGCAAGGTACGAAGAAGAAACCGGGAAGAAGGTTGTTCTTCGTCCTGGTGATAAAGAATACATCGAATTGACCGTCTACGCGGCGGAGTTTTTCCAGATGTATCAACAGATAGATTTTTCGGCAAAAATGAACCTTCTGAAATACTCAAAAGGCGACTATTTGAAGCACCTGGGAGCGTTCAAGAAAACGTTCGTCCAGGAACCGAAAGCGGCTGTCACGACGGCCAGATTTACGCTTTCAGAAAGCCGAAAGGAAGTTGTGTATATTCCGGCCGGAACCAGGATCACAGCCGGCGACGGGATTTATTTTGAAACTGACGACTACGCGGAAGTTACAGCCGGCGAAACCTATGTCGATATAGACTGTACTTGTCAGACGGCCGGAACGGTCGGAAACGACTACACGCCGGGACAGCTTGAAATTATTGTTGATCCGGTTCCTTACGTGGCGACGGTTTCCAATATTACAAAAACAGACGGCGGAGCCGGAGAAGAAACCGAAGAAAGCTTCCGCGAAAGAATATACCTGGCGCCGTCTTCATATTCAACAGCCGGCCCTTCCGACGCATACGAATACTGGGTAAAACAGTACAATTCGGCGGCGATCGAAGACGTGAAGATCCACGAACCGACAGACGCTATCGTTGACGTTAGAATTCTTCTGAACGGCGGCGGATTGCCTTCGAAAGCATTTTGCGACGGCGTTCTTGCCTTCCTGAAAGAAAACCCGATCATTCCATTAACGGATAACGACAAGGTGGCGGCGCCTGACGTGGTGAAATACGACTTGAAAGCGACTTATTATATCGCCAGAAGCGACATAAACAATCTTGATTCTATCAAGGAAAACGTCGAAGCCGCGAAAGATACATATTTGAACTGGCAGAAGACAAAGATCGGCCGGGATATTAACCCGGACGCATTAACGGAATTCGTCCGCGCCGCTGGTGGAAAACGCGTCGTTATTACTTCCCCAGTGTTCCAGAGAATCCCGGAAACCTCGGTCGCTATTGATAATACGATCGAATTTGTTTATGGCGGTGTAGAAGATGATTAAGCTTGCAGATTACCGGACAGAAGACGCGTTCCCGTCCGAAATGAAAACGGCTAGTCGTTGCGCGGCCGCGTATGCGTTCGACCAGGAGAAAAAGAGGATCCTGGAAGCGAAAAAGCGCGTGTTAATATGGGCCAGCTTGGAAAACGTACCAGACGACAAACTGGACGTCCTGGCGGTAGAAAACAGAGTTTTGTTCTACAATTCAGGGCTGGATCCTTCGATAAAACGCCAGTTGATTCAAAATTCGATTTACTGGTATATGAAGCTAGGCACACGCCAGGCAATGGAAGAAATGATTGATATTGTCTTCCAGAATGATAATTCTTCGGTCGAAGAATGGTACACATACGCCGGCGAAGCCTTCCATTTCCGGATAGCGGTCGGAACAAATGTTTCGCAGACTTCGATCACGGAATTTTTAAGATACTTAAACACTGTTAAAAATGCGCGGTCACGTTTTGATTACCTTGTATTTCAGAACGGAACCACGCTTTTTCTATATCCAAAATCTGATTATCAGAGCTTCTTTTATACATTTTGCGGCGAAATGGAATGTGGAACATATCCGAATACTGAAATCGGCGCAGAATTTACAGAAGTACAGATCGACATTGTTCCGAATGGTGATTCCGCCGGATCTGTAATTTACACAGAAGCCGGAACAACACCGGATATTTCGGTCGGTGCCGCATTATCTGAAAACCAGATTGACATTCAGACCGCTTCCGACGAAACAACAATCGTTTATCCAACAGACAGCGAAGCGGAATCAGGAACCGCGCCGGATATTTCAATCGGCGCACAATTTACAGAAGTTCAAATTGACGTTCAAGGCGATTCTACCGGATCTACAATCGTTTATCCGGCAGACAGCGAAGCGGAATCCGGAGATTATCCGGAAACTTCTATCAGCTTCGCACAAGGGGAAAGCGGCGTTTCCTTATCATCGGAAGGCGAAAATTTTAACTTATATTATAACACTGACGCGGCGAAAGAAGCCGCCGAAGAATGAAAGGAGTTCGAAGCATGGCAGAAGGAAGTTATATCCCATTAACGAACGAAGCCCTGGAAGACTTCAAGGAATACCTGAAAAATTCCGTGGCTTATGCAGAATATCGTTCCGGATCCACCTGGTACAAAATTCCAATCTATAAGGTTGAAACGTTACCGGACGGCCGCGCGGCTATTTTTGTTATGTTCGACCATACCGCCCCGAATCAGATTACCGGAATTCGATTCTATCACAGAAACGGATTCATTTTCGCCGGCGGAAACGAGAATCTTAACAAAGAGGATTTCGAAGAAGGCGTCCTTTATCGTTACACGATTAAACTTGTCCAGTCTTCGGGCAAATAGGAAGGAGTGAAGGAACATGTATATACCGGTATTCTGGCAAGATCGAATTGTTGAACACCCTAGAAGGGTTCGTGTAACAGATCTTGGAAATGGAATCAAAGAGTGGGCGCCGGATCCTGGCGAAATCAGCCAGAAAGGAACCCAGCAGTCTTCGACTAATTTCGGAAATATGGATTTCGGAAACGTGGAAAACGCACTTCTGGGCGCTTATCTGGCTATGAATGTTCGCCTGGCGCACAATTACATTGACGACTTGCGCGGCCAGATTATCACGTCCACTTTGAAGAATACGCTTAAATTTCCGGCGACAAATGCAGAAGTGACAATTCCACTTCCGCAGATGGTGAATAACACCGAATATCAGGTCGAAGCGGAAATCGTAGAAGCGGACGGCCCGGTCGAACACGTCGAAGTGTACGGAAAGGCCCTGAACGCTTTCAAGGCTTCCTATCTTGGAAGCGCAAAAAATGTAACTATTAAATTTCATGTGAAAGGCGGATTGTACTAATGGCAAATGTGATTATTAAATCAGACGAAAGAAGACACCAGGAAGCGGCTATTCTTAGCCAGTTCGGCGGCGGTTGCGAAAGAAATTCCGATCGTGAAAACCGTGAGTACGCCGAAGAAATCAACGCGCGCATGAACGAAGTGAAAAGAGAGGTAGGTATTCGATGATTAAAATTGTTGAAGCTAACGAAGGACAGAAGATTTCCTATTCTGTCAATAAAAACTGGCTTAACATCGGCGATCAGATCATGTTGAATCTGAAAAGCCGTGAAGCAGACTACGACGTCCATATCGACATTACTTCGGACGAATTCGGGGCGCTGGGAACCGGATCGGGGCTTTACTATGTGGCCCAGGTGGATATTCCGGCCAGACAGTACACAGAAACCGAAGTTGAGAATCCGGACTACAACGAAGAAGAACCTTCTTCTTCAAAAACTACTATCAAACGCGAAGCTGTTCCGTTCTCTATTGACAACGTGACATTAACACTTTTCGCGCTGAAAGAAGGTGTAATTTATGAATAGTTATCAGTTTGACAGCTTAAAATTCGCGACGGAAGGCCTTACTGGTTACGGTTCTACTGTTATCATGGATAACGCGAACCTTCCGTCCTTTATGAAGCCTATTAACCAGATCACAAACGCCCAGCTTTTTGCCGGCGGAAGTTCAAAAGTCGCCGAAGCGTTCAATGTTGACGGCGTGTTATACAAGCGATTCTTCATTTCGAATTTCTTAAACACAATCGTAAACGGACGTGCTTATTCATGGCCTGGCGTAGATCCGCGCGCTTCAATCAACTTTGACGATTCTGTCAAGGCTTGTAATGCGAAGGGAACTGGATTCCACCTGATGAGTATTCCGGAACGCGCGGTCATTAACCACTTGATCTATAAATCCGGATTTGTTCCGCGTGGAAATACACAGTATGGCAAGAATCACGCCTATACATACGAAACCGGCGAAACAACCGCAACAGAAAGCGACGGTTCCGGCGGCACAAGAACAACCAGAACAGCGACCGGATCAGGCCCGGCGACATGGTTCCACGACGGAACACGCCAGGGAATCGCGGACTGGGTTGGAAATTGCTGGAAGTGGTGTTCTGGTATGCGTGTTAAGAACGGCGAAATTCAGATCTTCGCCGGCAACCTTGCCGCGAAACAGGTATCACACGCCGCCGCGTCCACATTCTGGAAGGCTATCAAGCCGGACGGATCACTTGTTGAACCTGGAACAGCCGGAACTTTGAAATATACAAAGGATTTCAAGATTGCAACAGATACTGGCGCCGCTGGATCAACTTATTCACCAAACTTCGGAAATATTGCGGCCGGAACGGGCGTCACAACTATTCCGGAGATCTTAAAGGAATTATTCCTTGCACCAGTTACGGGCGTAACTCACACCGGCGGATTCTGGATCAACAACGAAGGTGAGCGCTTGCCGATCGTGGGTGGCGGTTACAACGACTCTTCGAACGCTGGCCCTTCCGCGTTGAACTTGCTCGGCGAACGTTCGAACGTCAGGACGAGCCTCGGCTTTTTCTCCGCTTATATGGAATTGTGATCTGTAATCTGACAGACCGTGTTCTGTTTGGGGCTACGGTAGTAGCCCCTTTATTTTAGACAGAAAGGAAAAATTCCAGGAGTGGGACAACAAAGATTTTATCATAAGGCGAACGTGGATCCAGAAACAAACGAAGGGAAGGATCAACGAAGCGGCCTTATCATTTTGCAGAAAACGAAAGATCTTATGAAATATCTTTATACTACGTGGACGAAATATCCACGTAGCGAAAAACTGGGCTTCGTAACAGATTACAAGAAATGTCTATTCGGATTTTTAGAATACATTATCGCGGCACAAAAGAAGTATTTCAAGAAAACGACACTTCAAGACGCGGATATTCAACTTGAAGAATTAAGGCTATTCAACGATCTTTCTTATGACTTACGGTTCATCGACGAAAAGCGTTACAAACTGATTTCGGAAAAGTTATGTGAAATAGGCCGGCTTCTCGGCGGCTGGATCAATTCACAAAAAGAATCAGCTAAAAGCGGAAAGTAATTTCCGTGGTGGGGATAGGTCAAATAACGCTTGCCGATCGTGGGTGGCAGTTACAACAACACTTCGAACGCTGGCCCTTCCGCGTTGAACTTGAACAACGAACGTTCGAACGTCAGGACGAACCACGGCTTTTTCTCCGCTTACCCTTTTAGCCAGAAGGGAGCGTTCAAGGACGCTTCACAGTGCAAGAAAGGGAAAGGGATCTATCTCCGTTCCGGGTGCTATATCCGGAAATATTAACGTTGCTATCAAGTTAGTTAGTACCGGTACGAAGACCGGGAAGGGTTTCACGGGTAGCGCCGCGCCTACGGCCGAAAACCTGGGCGCATATTCCAAAGAAAGGAATTTTGTCAATGAAGACCTTTGATGTAAAGCATAGCGATATTGTCAATTTTGAAAATATTCTTGAAGCTGACAAAAACGCTTCGCAATGTAAACACTACCGCGACGAAAATTTGAAGTTTTCGGCACATAGGGAAGAAGGGATCATTGATTTACTTAATCGACTTACTTATTATCCGGTTTTTGACGAAGAAGGGAACCAGATTCCCGGAAAAACAGAATCTTCATACAAAGTCGGACGATACCGGAAGAAACAGATTTACGAACCGAAGCCGCGAATTATTATGGCGCTGGAATATCCGGATCGCGTTGTTCAATGGGCCTATTACCAGATCTTAAACCCATTATTCGATAAGCAGTTTATAACGCACAGTTACGGTTGTAGACAAGGGAAAGGCACAACAAAAGCGCGCGATCAGCTTCAACGCTGGCTTCGAAAAGTGAATCGAAGTGGAAAAACCTGGTACGTGTTAAAGCTTGACATTTCAAAATATTTCTATCGCGTGGATCACGCGGTTTTGATGGATATATTATCACGAAAAATCAAGGACGAAGAAATTCTTCGCGACCTTTATAAACTGATAAATTGCGAAAATACGGCGTTCGGCCTTCCGGCTGGCGTACAGCCGGAACTTTGCAACGAAGAAGACTGGCTTTTTGATCGCGGTATGCCGATCGGAAACCTTACAAGCCAGATGTTCGCGAATATCTATCTGAACGAATTAGATCAATACTGTAAACACGAACTTGGAATCCATCTGTTTATTCGATACGTGGACGACATTATTATCTTGTGGCCGGATAAAGAGGAATTGAAGGGAATCCTGGATAATATAAAAAACTTCCTGGAAGAACGCCTTCACCTGGAACTAAATAATAAAACCAGTATTCGCCCGGCGTGGCTTCCGGTCACGTTCGTAGGGGCGCAGATTTCACCGAAATTTATCCGAATGAGGAAAAGCACGCGAAAGCGTATGTTCCGCCGGATAAAGTTCATTAAAAAGCTTTTTGAAGCTTGCGAAATAGGTTTTCAAAAACTTAATAACACAATGCAAAGCTATTTCGGCCTGATCCAGCATTTCACGGCCGGAAATCTTTTAAGAAAAATCATTGACGAATTTTCTTTTCGTATTCGCAACAATTCATAGTCGGGAAATATCCCGGCTATTTTTAATTGTCTATTTTCAGGGAAAGGGGGTTCGCCGATGGAAGCAGAATTTGAAAGAGAAGTTCTCGATCGCCTTATCAAGATCGAAGAAAAGCTTGACGGCTACAACAACGCAAAGGTGAAAACATACGAGAACGAGAAAGCGATTCTTCGGATCCAGAACGATCTTGAAGACGTAACAACAAAGGTTGACAGCCTGGAAGAATCGAACAAATGGCTTTTCCGAACAGTCGTCGCGGCAATCATCACAGCGGCGGTCGGGATTTTATTCACGTTAATTCGATCAGGCGTCGGAATGTAAGAAAGGAGCAAAGAAGACTATGTTTAAGAATTCAGTTTTGAAAGCGTCAGTAAACACAAAGGAATGGGCAAAGAAAGCGGCTATTCGTGCCGTTAAAACAATGGCACAGACAGCCGTTGCGGTGATCGGCACAAGCACCGTTGTAGCCGCCGTAGACTGGAAGATCGTCGTATCTTCCGCCGTAGTTTCTGGCGTTGTAAGCATTTTAACAAGTGTTGCCGGTATTCCGGAAGTAGAAAGTGAGGAATAATATCATGGAAGTAAAAATGATTGACGTATCAGTTCATAATGGCGTTATTGACTGGGACAAGGTAAAGGCGTCTGGAATCGGCGGCGTGCTTATGCGTTGCGGCTATGGTTCCGACATTGAAAGCCAGGACGACAAAATGTTCAAGAGAAACGCCGACGAGTGTTCCAGACTGGGGATTCCGTTCGGCGTTTATCTGTATTCTTACGCAAAAAATACAGATATGGCAAAATCAGAAGCAGATCACGCGCTTCGTCTGGTGAAAGGCTACAAGCTTAGTTATCCGCTTTATATCGACGTTGAGGAAGCCAGCCAGTCCGGAATTGCGAAGGACGTTGTAAAAGTCTTTTGTGAAGCCGTGAAGGCCGCTGGTTACATGCCTGGCGTGTATGCTAACGAAAACTGGTGGAATAACTACCTGGTGGGCGTTGATTCATACACAAAATGGGTTGCAAAGTACGGAGTAAACAACGGACAGCCTGGAAACAAGCCGAACGTTTCAAACTTCGATATTTGGCAGTACACCAGCAAGGGATCATGTGACGGAATCGGATCTTCCGGACTTGACATGAATATTTGTTACAGAGATTTTCCGGCAGAACTGGGCGGATCAAAGCCAGCACCGGCACAGCCGAAGAAATCTAACGAGGAAATCGCGAAGGAAGTTCTGGCCGGAGCCTGGGGAAATGGCGACGACAGAAAGAACAGACTTTCCGCCGCCGGCTATGATTACAACGCGATCCAGGCGATCGTTAATCAGAAAGCCGCACCGGCGAAGAAATCTAACGAGGAAATCGCGAAGGAAGTTCTGGACGGAGCCTGGGGAAATGGTGACGACAGAAAGAACAGACTTTCCGCCGCTGGCTACGATTACAACGCGATCCAGGCGATTGTTAATCAGAAAGCCACACCGGCACCAGCGAAGAAATCTAACGAGGAAATCGCGAAGGAAGTTCTGGCCGGAAAATGGGGAAATAACCCACAGAGAAAGGCAAAGCTTGAAGCCGCCGGTTACAATTACGCAACCATTCAGGCACTTGTAAACAAAATGTGTTAATTGTAAATGATATAATTTACAAAATACACTTTACAGTTTAGAAAATGTGTGATACAATGGCGCAGAGGGAAGGGGTTTAAGGGGGAACAAAATTCTTTCAAAAATCCACCTGGATAATCGGCTATAAAATAGCCGCCAGGCTTCCAGATTTGCCCGAATTTCGTCTTAAATAATTTTAGGCGAAGAAATACCCACGCAAGCATTAAAACCGATTTACGGGGCTTGTGTGGGTTCTTTTTTATTTCTGACATATTCTGATTTGTTCTGATAAACTCTGATTATCTCTGATTTACTCTGATAAACTCTGATTTTTTGAAAGTAAATATTCAGGGATAGTCGGTTCGCCGCGTTCAGTTTTGATTTCTTCAAGGCTCTTTCCGTCCAGAAATGCCTTCTGATCCATCGAACCGCACGTCGGACATTCTGCTATACAGATACACGATAAAAAGACGTGTCCGCACTTGTTACATTTCATTTTCCAGAACGGATCCGTCACCCGTGTAATGCCGTCAGAATAATATCTTCTGGCGCTTGCGCCGATTCTTGACATTTTTACACTTTTCCTTTACAATAAATAAAGGCTGTGCTTTCACGGGTACGGTCAAAAGCGTAACGTCCGAGGGGCCAAACTTCCGCGTTGCGCTTTTTATTATGCGGAATTAGCCGGAACGGTTATTGTGTCCGTCATAATTCCGATTGTCATAGCTTCCAGGGCGCCAGCAAGGGCGCCGTCAAGTTCTTCCTGGGAATTGATCCCGAAACTTTTCAAAATGTCTTTCAGGCGTTCCGCCTGGCTCTTATTTCCAATATCAGAAGTCTTCTTCATAGAATCACCGCCTTAATAGTATTTATCCGGGGCCATAACGTGGAACCATTCGGCGCGTCCCTGGTATTTCCAGTCCACACGAAGATATTCCTTTTCCTGGGTGGAAACGGCGTCCACGTCGGCCATTGTCTTTCCTTCGTCCATGTACTTCTTGAACTTCTTCGTTCTTCCGTTTGCTTTTAAGATGATCCATTCGCGGCCGATCTCCCAGCGAATATTTCGCTGTTCGTCTTCGTCCCATTCCGGGGCGGAATAATAATCATATTCTTTCACGTAATGAACCGATTTCGGCCACATGGTTATTTTTGTATTCATTCCCAGGCTGTTCATGTGCGTGACACAATAGCTTTCGAACAGTTCTTTCTGTTCCTGGGTTAAATCTTCGTAGCCGTCCGTTTCGCGAATATCGAATCCGTGAATGTTCAAAATGTCTTCGGCCGATCTCAAACGATAATCTGAACGACCGAATTTTTCATATAACGCGCAAACTTCTTTGTAACTGGTTCGGTTTGTTGGTTTTCTTCTCATAGTTCCACCTTTCTGGCCGTTTATCCGGCCTATTAGCCACGCTATCGCGTGGGTAAACAGATTACAGTTATCGGCGAACAGGTTCCCCTAAACAAGCGGAGAAAAAGCCGAGGTTCGCCCAGACGTCCGAACGTTCGTTGCCCAAGTTCAACGCGGAAGGGCCAGCGTGCGAAGTGTTGTTGCAACTGCCACCCACGAACGGGATTGCTTCTTCCAGATCGGCGTCTGCTGATAACCATTCCGAATTTTCCTTCATGTCGTCCGTGATGATTCCTAAGTCTTTCAGGATCTGCGGAGCTTCGGTCAAATTGACGTATGTTTCCGATCTCATTCCACCGGCCCAGCCGTCAACCTTTTCTTTGTCGGTCGTGATAACAAGTTCGCCGTCTTCGTTTGCTCCCATTCTTACCGGATCCGGGAACGGAAGATCGTCAACGTGTACTTCCTGGAATTCTTCCGAAGAAATCGAAAGATCCGCGTCAGGTGCCGCCGCGTCGTTATCCGGCATATACTGGATCACGCCGCTTTTCAATCGAAGTCCGGCAATCATTTTCCAGACAAGTCCGACCACATCAGCGATTCCGGTTTCTTTATTTCCGTTATGGAACCAGTTCGCCGGGCCGGTGCCGGTCAGCGTTCTTCCACAATTCGGAATACCGATTCCGACTTCCGTTTCGTCATTGTGATACTTGCCGAAGCTTGTATTTCCGTGAATATCCGGAATTGTATGTTCGCGAATATACTTCCATTCCGCCCAGGTCAGCAAGTGCCAGCCGCGGCCTTTTCTCTTACATGCGGCGATCGCTTCGTCGAAGTTAATTCTTACGGCCGGATCAACCGCCGGCAACGAATACGCGCGTCCGTTTCTGATACAATTAACAAACTGGCTTAAATAAATGGAATCATATTCCACACCGCGGACAAAAAACATTCGATCCGCTTCTTCCGGCGTCTTCGCCGTGTTCTCAACTTTCAACATGATTGAAGGGATTCCCATGTCGTCATACTTCAAAACAATAGATTCTTTCGTGTTGCTCATTCGCTTATTTCCTCGCTTTCCTTTTTGTCGAACATTCCCAGGCGTGCGCCTAACTCGACGCAACCCAAAACAATTTGTGTCAGGTCTTTTCCAGATACACCGGCAAATTCAAAACTTAACGTTGATTCGCCGTTCGGTTCGTCTTTGATATGACAGAAGAAACCTTTTTCGACGGTTTTACTCGTGCCGTCGGTGTAGTTGAAAACAAAATTCTTGATTTCCTTTTCCTGTGCCATGTGCTTATTTCCTTTCTATCTTCACCGCGTAGCCGCGGCGTTTTAACTCAATCACAAGGTCTTTCGTCTTTTCAGCTTCCAGTTTTTCCAGGTGTGTCATATACTTTTTATAACCTTCTGATCGTGTCGGATCCTTCATTCGGTGAAGATTGTCTTCCGGCGTAAGATCGAACAGTTCCCAGCAAGAAATGACGTGTGTGTCCTTTTTGTTCAAAATGACAATCCAGTTCATGTTGAGATCGTAATATACCCGGCCGCGATATATCCGGCCATCACGCCAGTAACGGAAGTATTTAATGTCGCCGTTGCGAATTTCCTTTCCGTCGCGATCTAGGCCGTACTGGCCTTCGTGGCCTTGCCCGTCCAACGCGTGAAGATCAAAATTCATGTCAGTTTGTGGATAGTGACACGATTCAACGTATCGTGCTTTTATCCATTCTTCCGCGGTCTTTGTCTTTATGCTGGATCTGTCTTCAACTTCCACAAGGCTTTTTATTTTCTTGACAATCAGGTTCATGTATTTTTCATATTGAAGCCCGATCAGGTATGGCATTTTTTGCCGCTTGTCAAAATCGTAAAAACCACCGTGTGGGTTTTCGTGAACAACGTCCTGGTAAAAAACAATTTCGAAGCCGGCTGGGAACCGCTGGGCCTTGAATTTCAAATCCCTTCTGATCCCTTCGATGTAATTTCTTCGAATTATCTTTGAAACTCTTTCGTCGTGATGTACGTCGAAACCTTCGTCTTTCAGCATATTAAGAATTTTCCAAAAATACGCGTCGTGGACGAATTTCTGGTTCCGTCGCCATACGCCCGAAGGTCGTTCGGTTTCGTTATTGAACCGGAACATTGTGTCATAGATTCTAAAGTTATCCATATTCAATTTTCCCTTTCGCTTATTTCCAACATCTGCCGCCGATTGCAGTCGGCTTCCTGGCTATATGTCGAAGTGCTGGCGGTCTTTATCTGACCGCCATTGCAGTTTTGGCTAAGTCATTCGCATAAGCGGCGCCGGCTTCCATACCGTTCATATACGCCAGCATGACGATTTCGAACAGTGGGCGTTTACCACCAGGAACGCCTTTGATTACTTCACATAAACGTCTAGCGTCTGTGATCTGTTCGGAAGTTAAAGACTCTTTTTTGGTCTTACCCATGAAATCACTTCCTTTCTGTGTGTGCTCATTGGCTCCCTTAATCCTTATAAACTGCCTGTAATCTCCT